AAATCAATGCTTATATAGACAATCCCATGACTGCTACTACGTTTTCAGATCGTAAGACTGGAAAAAGCAGCCGTGAGATAGTCACTTCTGAATTAGTATATTACTGGATGATAGCATTAAACATACCGTTTAAATGTGAAAAATGGCATTTAAACCGACTTCTTACTTTAGTCAGAGTTTGTGAGGTAAAGAACGCTCCTCCTAAGAAGCGAAGTAAGAAGGAAATCTTATCTAGTAATGCGGCGCTGAATGCCGCTCGTAAAAAGCAGCTAAACACAAGAGGTTAACGATTATGTGTAGTTTATTTAGAGCAATTCAAAGAGAGCGCCTAGCTTCTTTAAAGCGACGCCTTGCTAGAAAGAAACAAATTAACGAACTAAAAGCAGAAGTTCAATTGAGCTCCCATTCCCTTTTATGGGTTTGGGAGTTCAGTAAAAAAGCAGTTCTAATTTGTTTTATATTTTACATTATCGTCCAGTTCTATGCGATGACCGTGATGATCGTATATTGCGACTTCACATATTTGGGCGAATTACTTATTCAAGCGGGACAAATCGTTCGAGATTGTGTATTTGGATACTTAATAAAGTCTGGATTAGAAAACCTAGCAAAAATATGGTTCCAAAATAAACAGACGAACGAAGACGAACCCGTTGGATGAAAGGAGTGTATCCTATGAATTTTATTATTGAACATTGGCAGACTATTGTCGGGATTTCAGCAATCGCGGTTGTTGCGATTACAGGCGCTGTTAAATTTATTCGAAGCGGTAAAACAGCACAGATTGCGAACCTTAAAGAATGGTTGCTTTATGCAACTACTTTAGCCGAAAAAGAACTCGGCGGAGGAACTGGTAAACTGAAACTTCGCTATGTATATGACATGTTTGTCATCAAGTTTCCTTGGCTGGCTAAAATCATTTCTTTCGAGAAATTTAGCGATTTAGTCGACGAATCTTTAGAAGAAATGAACAAATTACTTATAAATAATAACGCGGTTCAGCTTTATGTCAACGGTCCTAGTGAGGACGATGAAATAGAAGCTGAGGGCTAACAGGAGGCGGTAACAAATGAGTACAGTAATGAAAGCTTCAGAATTTGTTAACAAACTTAAAGACGTAGCAACTAATTATAAGACTTTGTATGTTATGGGATGCTTTGGTGCGCCCATGACAGACGCCAATAAAGAACGATATTGTAAGAATCATAGCTATAACACCAGTGCAAATCGTACTAAGCTTATCAAAGCAGCTAGCGCAGACACATTTGGTTTTGACTGTGTGTGTCTTATCAAGGGCGTTCTTTGGGGTTGGAATGGTAACACCAACAAAGTTTATGGCGGTGCCGAATATGCTTCCAACGGAGTCAAAGATGTTAGCGCCGACGGTATGATTAATCTTTGTTCTAATGTTACTACCGATTTCTCCAAGATTGAAGTCGGAGAAGCCGTATGGTGCAAAGGTCATATAGGCGTTTACATCGGGGACGGTCTTGCTGTTGAATGTACACCCGCTTGGAAGAATAGAGTACAGATCACCGCCGTTAAAAACATTGGAACCAAGAGCGGATACAATGCTCGTAATTGGACTAAGCACGGAAAGCTTCCTTACATCAAGTATGATGTGACAACTACTAGCGCTACGACATCTAAGCCCGTTACATCAACATCGTCTAATACATCCGTAAAAATCGATTACGCTCAGAAGATGGATAAATCTCTCGGCGGACAGTACATTATAACTGCGGAATCTGGATTACACATAAGAACTGGAGCCGGTACTAATAAGAAGAGTCTTGGCGTTCTTAAGAAGGGCACCGTAGTTACCAATTATGGTTATTATAGTGTTGATAACAAAGGTACTAAGTGGCTTTACGTTCGAACATCGAATAACGCTTCCGGTTTCTGTTCCTCCAAATATCTTAGAAAGAGCTAAAAACATGATAAAGTTCAGACAAAAGGGAGACTTTTCCAAGCTTACCCGTTACTTGGAAAAAGCAAAAAATGCCTTCGGAGCAGGTGTACTCGACAAATATGGTCGAGAAGGAGTTGCGGCCCTGGCGTCTGCAACACCTGTTGATAGCGGATTAACTGCGGCTTCGTGGTATTATGAGATCAAACATACAAACGGGTCAGCAACAATTACTTTTTTAAATTCAAACATTCAAAATGGAGTTCCCATAGCTATTATTTTACAGCACGGTCACGGAACTCGTAACGGAGGCTGGGTACAGGGTCGAGATTATATCAATCCCGCTATCCAGCCTATTTTCGATAGAATCGCAAAAGATGCATGGGGGGAGGTTACTAAATAGTGAGTACTACAATTGATCAAAAAGTCGTCGAGATGCGGTTTGACAATGGGCAATTCGAGTCAGGTGTTCAAACCAGTTTAGGCACTATTGATAAACTTAAACAAAGTTTAAATTTTAACGACGCTTCTAAAGGTCTATCTGGTTTAGGTAAGGCCGCGAAGAACGTCGACATGTCAGTACTTAGCAGATCAGTCGAGACAATCAGTACGAAATTTTCAGCTCTCGAAGTGATGGGAGTAACCGCCCTTGCCAACATCACAAATTCAGCGGTTAATGCTGGAAAACGTATAGTTTCAGCTCTTACCATCGATCCGGTTAGGACTGGTTTTCAAGAGTATGAGACACAGATAAATGCGGTTCAAACTATACTTGCGAATACTCAAAGTAAAGGCTCTACGATAGATGATGTAAATAAAGCCTTAGAAACTTTGAATACATATGCCGATAAGACGATTTATAACTTTACAGAAATGACTCGTAATATCGGTACTTTCACCGCTGCCGGCGTAGATCTACAAACATCAGTAGACGCAATTCAAGGTATTGCAAACTTGGCAGCGGTATCGGGCTCGACATCTCAGCAAGCTTCTACAGCGATGTATCAGCTTTCCCAGGCTTTAGCGAGTGGTACAGTTAAACTCATGGACTGGAACTCGGTTGGTAATGCTGGTATGGGTGGCGAAATGTTCCAGAATGCCTTAAAGGAAACTTCTGCGCTTTTAGGAACCGGCGCCGAAGCAGCAATTAAAGCAGAAGGATCATTCAGAGAATCACTTAGAACAGGTTGGTTAACTTCTGAAGTTCTGACTGAAACTCTTAAGAAATTTACCACATCTGGTGCTAATGAACGCGTAGCTGAATATACCGGATTGTCAGAAGAAGCGGTAGAAGCCGCTTTAAAATCCGCCGAGGCACAGTATGGCGAAGCTGAAGCTATCGAATATGCTTCTAAGGCATTGGCTGAAAAGTCTGGAAAGAATGCCGAAGAGATAAAATCGGTATTGCAGTTTGCTAAGAATGCCGAAGACGCTGCAACGAAAGTAAAAACATTCACACAGTTGTGGGATGTAATGAAAGAGTCGGCGCAGTCAGGATGGGCTCAGACTTGGAAACTCATCATAGGCGACTTCGAAGAAGCGAAAAATCTTCTTACACCTTTGGCTGATTTCTTAACTGGCGCGATCACCAAAATGTCCGAGGCTCGTAACAAACTATTAGAAGGAGCTTTGGGTAAGACGTTTACCGGTTTGATGGATACAATTTCGGGTATAACAGCACCGATTACTGAAACGGTAACAGCTGTTAATGACATCACATCGGCTTTAAAAGATTACGATACGATTGCTAACGAAATCATAGCCGGTAAATGGGGTAATGCTCCGACCAGATGGCAAGAATTAGCCGCCGCTGGATATGATTGGGCTTATGCTCAGAATCTTGTAAATGAAAAGCTGGGCGATAGTACTCGTCATGCTACTGATTACACAGAAGCTCAAAATGGAGTAAACGATGCTCAGAAACAGAACGCTAAAACCCAGACCGAAATGACCGAAGCTAATGCGGACTTCTTGGTTGGCCTCATTAAAATGTCCGACGCTCAGTTGAAACAGAAAGGGTATACGGACGAACAAATCGCCGCGCTTAGAGAACTCGAAAAACAAGCGGATAAGACAGGAATTCCTCTTAAAGAATTTATACTTAATCTAGATAAGATTAATGGTCGTTATCTGTTATGGAACGGTTTTAAAAACATTGGTCAAGGTATTGTAAGCACTGCAAAAGCTATAGCCGAAGCTTTTAGGGATATTTTCCCGCCAATGACATCTGACCAGTTATATGATATTATAGCCGGTTTTCATAAGTTATCAACGCATTTCGTAATGAGCGAGGATACTGCTGATAATTTGACAAGAACGTTCAAAGGTTTATTTGCAATTATCGATATCATAACAACTATCACTGGCGGTGCTCTTAAGATCGTGATTAAAACGATTGGTGCGTTGCTAGGAAATTTGGATATTGATATTCTATCCGTCACTGCAACCATAGGCGATGCTATAGTCGCAGTCAGAGATTGGATTGACGAGCATAATATTTTCGCTATAGCTATTGAAAAGTCGTTACCGTATTTACAAAAAGCGGCATCGGCTATAAAAGAATGGTTTATAGCGTTTAAAGATTCCGAAACTGTAAAAAATATAGGTTCGTATTTAAGCAATGCCGCAACAGCAACAAAGGAATGGATTACTTCATTAGATGGTTCTAAAATCCTTAAGAACCTTTCTTCGTACTTAAAAAATGCGGCGACCGCGGTAAAAGAATGGTTTATAGCGCTTAAAGATTCCGATACTATAGCTGGACACATTATAACAGGTCTTGTTAATGGATTTCAAAATGGAGTTTCCAAAGTTGTTTCAACTGTTAAGGAACTCGCTTCCAAGATTGTAGAAACGATTAAAAGCTTCCTTGGTATTCATTCGCCATCCACAGTATTTATGGCAATAGGCGGATTCATCGTATCGGGTCTCGCTATAGGTATTATAAAAGAAGGCGGAGCAGTCTGGGATGCTATAAAATCCGTAGCGCTTAAGGGCATCGAAATAATAAAAGGTATAGACTTTGGTAAAGTAGTCATCGGAGGTACTGTTGCCGGATTTATAGCAATTGCTTACAAAATAGCTAGCGCTTTAGAAGGTATTACTTCGCCATTAGACGGAGTAGGAGACGTACTTACAGCATTCTCGAAGAAACTACCTAAGTTGATGAACAATGTGGCGAAGGTTGTAAAAAGCGCCTCGAAGGTGATGAATTCGTTATCGTTTGCTATCAAGATGAAAGCGATAAGCGAATTGGTTAAGTCGATAGTGCTTTTAGCAGGTGCAGTAGCCGTGTTGTCTCTCCTCGATCAGGGAAAGATGTGGAGTGCCGTAGGCGCCATTGGCGCTTTGTCAGCGGTAATGTTAATTTTGGTTGGCGTGACCGAAAAAATATCGCAATCGTCAATGTCGATAAGCAAAGAAGGTCTTAAAATCAACAACTCCGCCAGCATGGTACTTAAGATGGCCGTTGCTATTGGTGTCATGGCATTGGCCGCTAAACTTATTTCTGGTATGACATGGGATGATATGGGTAAAGCCGCAGCTGGTATTGGTGGTTTGGCCGCTATAATAACCGGTCTTATGGCTGCTACTAGGCTCGCGGGAACGCCCGCTA